CGCAAACACGCGGACCAGGGCCGCGCCCGAAGCGTAGAACTCGATTCGATCAATGGTGTCTGCGGCCCACGTTGACTCCCAGGTGTCGATCTCGGTCCCGTGGTTGGACTCGTTGAACGTGCCGGCCATGTCGCCCATGTTGCGAGAATCATCAGTCGAGAGGTAGAACGGGATGCCCGCCTTCATCTTGATCACGAATCCATTCTGGATGTTGCTACTTGACAGCGTTCCGCCTTCGTTGCACACCAGTTGGATTTCCGCATCGACGTTGCTCTCGATCCAGAGGAAGTCGAAGTCAGACATCAGTGTGTCCGACCAGATTTCCTTCAGGGTCGTGGACCCGACGCTGTACGTTCGATCGAAGACTTCGTCGGTTCCAGCGGCGACGGTGACCGCCGTCGATGTGGAGCCGTCTGAGTAAGTGTTGCCACGTCCATCCGTATAGGAGAACTTGGCGTAGATGGATACATTTGGCATTGCATGAAAACTCCGAAAAAGGGGAAAGGCTCCCCGCCCGCGTTAGCGGACGAAGAGTTGGGAAGGGTCGCGTGTTTGACCTGGTGTGAGGTCATGGGTTATCAGCCAGTGTGACTGGCTCCATTATCAGCAACAGATGACTGTCGAAAATACCAATTCGTGCCATCGGTCCAGATGTGTAGAAAATCACCTACGCCGGCATTGTCGGCGGCAAACGTGACCTTGTCAGCCGCGTCTGAAACATTTGTCGCTGTGTCTGAGTTTTCCAGGCCCCAGATTTTGTCTGCGTCTGCCGTTGCCGCAGCAATATCTACATCATTACTGCCCGCTGTTACCAGCGTAAAGTCTGCCCACCAGCCTGCTCGGCATTGTGAGATAGTTGGCAAAGTGATGTCATACTCTGACGCCTGCGTGACGGTGAAGTACGTTCCACCATCATTGTCGGTCAGTGTGGCTGCTGCGGAAAGCGCAACAACACGATGATGACCAGATTCTTGTCGTGCGATTTCTCGCGTCCTGTGTGGACTCGGCATGGTTTACTCCTAGCCTGTGGGTGTAATTCGCGTGGACCCACTCGCCACGCTTGAAAGAACCCCCCGGCGGCCCGAAGGCCGCCAGGAGGAGGAAGAGAAATCAGCGATCAATTACAGCCAGAATGTAATCAATGGTGATTTTTTCAGCCGCACCTGAAGCACACTGAATTGCAAACGTAGGCGTAAGGCCAACATCATCCGGCAGGTTCGTGGTGTGGGTAGCCTTGAGGTCACCATTCACATAGAAGCGAACCTTGGAAGTTTCTGACACTTCAAACCGAACGACGACGTAGGTGTCATTCACCAAATCAACGCCGGTATCAGTAAGGCTGCCGCCTGATGGGGCCGATGAACCAGCAACAGCACCCGCTGTTTGATTCTTGCCATTTACAGCACGAATATCAGCACCGTTATCAGTATTGCCAAACCCAATGTAATCGGGCGTTCCATCGATAATAGTGGTGTCTGTCGCCGCCATACCGACAAACCAGTCGGTCAGGGTGATGTCTTCAACCTTGAAACGCATCTCCCAAGCAAGGGTCTTGCCTGAAGCAATCTTAAACGCTTCTCCGTTGACCTGGGCGTCCATACTGTCGTTATCAGTTGATCCGGTTGTAATAGCGACTTCGCCATTACCACCACCATCAACCATAACAATAGTGCCGTCACTTGCACCTTCTCTAGTAACAAGCCAGTCAGCCGTGTCTGCTGCCGCTGAGAATGTGTTAGCGGATGCTGCCTCAAATCCGCCTGTGACAAAGTCATCAAAATAAACTACCGGCATCGGAAGAGGCTCGCCGGGCTTCCCCACTGGGGAAAGGAAAGGAATACTCAGAGCCATTGTCATTTACTCCTGTTCTGAGTGTTGTCGTTAGTCACGCTACTCACGCACCTGGAGCAACGATGCCCTGACGCATACGCGACGAGCAGAACATGTTCCACCAGCAGTCAACCGGCTGAACGTGGGTGAACGGCTGGTTGGGGTGCTGCATAACGTCGTGCTTGAAGAAGTAACGACGAGAGTGGAAAACGGGGGTCAGGTAGTTGGCGTTGACCCAGTAGTAGCGGTAGCCAGCCGTGGTGGCCGACGTTTCGACTGCACCCGTACTTGAGTTGTCGAAGATGGCCGCCGAGTCCAACTTGCTGATGTACATGACATCAATGCCGCTGTACTGCGGGTTGTTGTACGCCGGATCCTGGCGATTGACCAGGGTGTCGTTGGCGTCACGAAGCATTCGCTTGTACAGGTTGATGCCGCCACGGATGAACTGAACCTTCAGGAACATCTCGTCGAACGCATCGAGCAGGCCGTCGTTGTCACCGTCGCTGTCGTCGGGATCGGCGTAGTCGTAGTTGGACACCTGGTTGTTGTACTTGCTGCCAGCAACGGAGATGTCCAGCCCCTGGAGGGTGTCGGACCCGAAGTTCCAGTGAGCCGCACCACTGTTGTCCTCGTGGATGAACGCCGGGATCGAGTAGGGCACCTTGCCCGTCGTCGATTCCATGTCGGTCGTGCCAGAGTCAGCAGGCAGTCGCCAGAGGTCGGCTTCCATGCCGTTCATGAGCGAAGTCCAGAGACGCTGCTCCTTGAGACGCTTGAGCCGCTTGTACACGACCTTCTGCGCATCACGAGACAGGCCGTCGCCTACCTGGAGTTCGATCTCTTGGTCAGTCCACGACAGGTGATCGATGGAGAATCGCCAGTCGATCTCCAGGTTCGTCGCCACCTCGGGGTTCGTCCAGGTGAACGTGTCGTTGGGCTGATAGTGGTCATAAGTATTGTTCTCATCCAACATGAGGGTGTCACGAATTGTGCTACCACCTTGGATGACGCTGTCCATTCCCTTGCCCTTGAGCATGCGGGAAAGGAGGTAAGTATTCTCGACGGCTTCATTGACGACCTGCTCGGCACTCGTGAGATAACGAGGTCCGGTCAGGTTCATGAAGTCGTTGAAATTGCTAAGGGCAGTACCCATTAGTCACTCCAATCAGTGTCTAAATTGCTTGGCAACATCGTCGGGTGTCATGCCACTCATCAATGATTCCAAGACCTGGTCGTCCCGGTCGTCCGTTGTCTGGGGGCGAGTAGCAGTCGATGCTGTACTTCGCCGCCTGGGCTGACCGGCCGACTTGGCCTGGTTGATCTTCGTGGCCTTACTCCCGGACTCCATTGCGTCCGCAAGAGTTATACGCGCTGCGTCGAGCATGACATCGGAGTACGTCTTGTACTGGCCGGTCTTGACCAGGGACGCCATCTTCTCGCGTACCTGCTCGAACGCCTTGTCATCCGCCAACTGCGGGAACCGTTCCTGCAACTGTGATCGAACGGATGCCAGTTCTTTCTGCTCCACCATCTGCGACAGTTGGAACAACCGCATTTCCTGCTGCTGAATGATGTTCTGCATATTCATCGCCATTGCTTGAATAGGCTGCATCACCGCATCTGCGGCTTCTTCACCGAAAATGTCTGCGATCTGACTGCGTTGCGTTTCCATGGTGGCTTGCGTCGTGGGTTGAGCGTCGGACTGCGGTGTGTTCCCGCTTTCGTCCTCGCCCTCCGGCTGCTCGCCATCCTGGTGCGTTGAGTCCAACTTCGCTTTCAAGTCGGCATGTTCTTGCGAGAACCTATCGCCGTCCGCCTGGACCTTGGCACGCTTGAGTCCCCACTCGACGAATCGCTCAGGGTTCCTCTCGTACTCCTCGTCCAAGATGTGACGCGGTGTTCCGTCTCGCTGAAGCGCGGCCATTGCACGCTCGTAGTCGTCGCCCCGGTTTTCCGTTTCCGGCTCGGGGGTAGACTCCTTAGTAGATTCGGTCGTCTCATCTTCCACCACCGGCGTGTCCGGTGTGCTTGATGGTTCAACGACCTCCTGCTCCTCCATGACACCGAGAAGGGTATTGAGAATGCTGTCGTCGCCCTTGGCCCCGGCAGTTTCCAGGCCCTCGGGCAGCGGCATCTCGTCAGCCACCTGCTCGGTCACTTGTTCGGTTGTTTCGGCCACTTCGGTAGCCTCGACTTCGTTGACTGTTTCGTCGCTCATGATTGTTCTCCGGGGTTGACCCTTGTGGGCTCCCTATTCCTTTTCCATGTCATGGCGGGCAGCCACGTCCCGCTCATGTGCTTGCGAACGAATAATTGGTTGTCCCTGCTTGTTGCAGTCCGCCCCCTCCAGGTTCCTGGGCAACGACCGGGACACATACGGATACTGGTGGGTCTTGCGAGAGATCCCCGACGTGTCGAGAATGAACGACGCGACACGGGTAAGCGTCTTGCCGTTGCCCTCGACAGTGCTGCCGATGGACGGAACCTCCGACGCATTGAAGAACAACTCGTGTTCCTCGCCAGTCTGATCGACAAATGCGTAGATCGGCATCACAGTCCCAGGGCCAACTTGGCCCGCTCCATTGTCACGTCAGACGAACCGCCGGCAACATCCGTCTGCTGCTGGGCCGCTGCCGCTTGCTGCTGTGCTTGAATGAATTGCTGCATCGCCTGCTGGTCGATCAGTTCGCCCAACTCGGGCATGTTCATGGCGTCCCCGACAATCTTGAGCAACGAGTCCCAATCCAGGAACGGCATCTGCATCATCATCGGGGCCGACTGGGTCACGATCTGGAGCGTTTCCATTGCCCGCTTCTGCATCAGGGCCTCGTTGGTTCGCTCCATCGAGTACGCCTCGACTTCCATCTCCAGATCCTCGAACCGCTCGCCAGTCACAGCGGTCTGGATGCCGCCGATCCACCACGGTTCGGGCTGGCCCATCTCCTCGGCCGCATCGATTCCGATCGGGAACGCCACCCGCTCGTCGTGGAACATGAACCACGCCACCTTCTGGATGGCCGAGTTGACAGCGTCGATGAACTGTCGGCGGATGTAGGCAAACCGCAGTGATCCCGACGCCTCCGCGATCTGGACCTCCGTCGCCGTCGCGTCACCAGTAACGACGCCGCGTTGTGCGTCCTGGACGCCACTGTTGCGATCAAGCCGCTCGCGAGCCATGTCGATGTAGGAAATCATCTGCTGGGTGACTCCACCCAACTCGACCGGGACGATGCTGTCCTTGTCCAGGTTCTCAACCGGCACGACGAAGTTGTCGGGAGACGACGCTACGTCCTGGGCGAGTTTCTTGTTCTTGGCATCGACGAAGACCATTCGCTTGTATTGGGCGGCGGCCCGGCGAGCCGCGATCACATGCTCGTTCAGGTCGTCGGATTGCCCCGCGACAGCCACCAGTGGCGACAGGGGGAATGCGTTGTCTGGCACGCTGTACGCACCGAACATCGTATAGGGCCCACTGGGTGGACCGTAGTAGGGTCGTGGATCCCGAAGGTAGTCCACCTTGATCTCGTCGCCCGTGCCCTGGGCCATCGAGATCGTGTAGATCGTTCCATTGAACCCGTCGCGTGGGCCCAACTCATCGTCGTGCTGGACCTCGGGCACCCAAATCTCGTAGCCCAGAATTTCCTTCCGCGTCGGCACGTCTCGCTTGGTGCCCTTGGTGTCGCGGTAGTTGTCAACGTCAACGTCGTCGCTGATGGACTCGATGAACTCGCGGTTCCAGGTGTCGTCGTCCTTCGCCTCGTCCAAGAGGTCTTCCTTGTCGCGAATCCAAACGTGACCGACGAACCTTGCCTGCTCGAACGACAGTGCCAGCGGGTCAACGAAGAACCGCTTGGGCGAAATCCGATAGCAGCGGGGCCACTGC